TGAATACAAGATAAATTCGGCCAGTGTCAGTGCGTTCTTTTAGTATGCCGCCCTTGAACACATCCTCTGCGGCCATGGTCTTTTTACGAAGATCCTTGCGCTTTTCATATTTTACATACAACTCTTCAAATCGTGTTGTGTCCTTGTAAAATGCTTCGTACAAGTCAGGCACTTCATTGGGATCAAAGAATGTTATGTTTTCTTTGTTTTTAAATCGTCTCCAGAAGAGAGCACTAAGCACAACCCCATAATCCATATGACGCACTCGGGTTTCTTCTGTTCCTTGGTTGTTCTTGAGCACAATAAGATCATCAAACTGATAATGCCAAATAGGATAAAAAACTGTAGCACTTGCATTACGAATACCTCCTTGACTGCAACTACGCAGGTCGCCAAACCATTTCTTTAAAAACGGAACCATACCTGTGTGCATGACTTCACCACCACGAATAGGAGCACCCAATGGACGCAAGCGACCAATCTCAAGACCTATGCCGGCTCGTTTGGCGGCATACTTGGCCATCATCTCTCCAGAAGCAAATATGCTATCCAGATTGTCGTCACTGCGGATAAGCACACAACTAGAAAACTGCCTAGTAGGAGTGCCAAGCCCTGCCAACACAGGTGTAGCAAGAGTAAACAAACCATCGGATGCCGCATTATAATATTCTTTAATGTAACGCATTCTTGCAGTATTCGGTTCTTCTTTGTGAAAGACTGTAGCTGCCGCAACAATATATCTAATTTGGGGAGTTTCATAAATTTCCTTTGTCGCACGATTGCGTACCAAATATTTCTCTATCAACTGCTCGATTGCCGCATAGCTATACTGCTCATCCTTGGTATGGTCCAGCATGTCATTCATGCGATTCCAGTCTTCTTCGCTGTACCACGTGAGAAGTTCATTGGTGTATAGACCAGTTGCTACATTCTTTTTTACAATTTCATAAAGATGTGGAACTTCATATACTCCGTAAACATCTTTACGCAACATTGATAATCGTTGTTTACCGGCCACATACTGATAGTTGGTGTGACCAATATCAGGATTTGATTCTACATCAATCAAATCTACAATGGCTCTTAAAGTAATGCCATCAATTTCTTGTGTGGTAATTCCATCATAAAAATGTAATTGTGCTTTGATTTCTATCATGCTCTGACTTACGTCAGCGATTCCTTGGCAAACTTTAGCAACCTGGGCCTGCCATTTATCAATTTGCAGTGGTTCTTTTAGTCCGCTTCTTTTAACTACGCTTATCTGCATCTTTTAACTTTCGTGTTCTAATTTTACTACCTAACTTGGGTTTTTTTAAACCTGCGAGTGGTTTTAACTTTGGGTTTGTTATTTACGATTGAATCTTTGTTCCAATTAAGTATATATTTTTCTTTTGCTACTAGGACTAAATTACTGCCATCTTCGTCCAAAACCAGCTCTGCATCCGCCATATCCGCACGTTCCAGTAGACTTATAGTATACAGGATTCCAAGAGATCTTGCAAGATCACAATAGACATTATCACTTAAAAGTTGCCAGGGATCTGGCCAATCCGCTTGGTCATCCCAGTGTAGATAATACGGTTGCCAAGGGGTGTTGAACCACCATTGGTTAATGGCAGTCAATGAGTTTTCTAAATCAAGGAATTGGCAACGACTGCGGAGTTCGACCCAGGATTGCAGTCTATTATCAAAAGTTACAGGCCACATTAAATTAGGCTAGGTAATTGATAGAATAGTTAATTATCCCGTTTATGCCAGTGTCGGTTGCATTGTATATTACACTTAATTCGTCGCCTGTCTGACTGACTGATAAAGTTATACCAGTGTCGCCATTTTGAACATAATCGTCTGACATGGTTGGCCCTGTGGTGTCTGAAGCAACAACCATGGTTCCAACACGATACAAGTCATTGCGTGTAATTTTATAATTGAGCTCAAACGCAGTGGCCTGAAGAGTTGACACCACTGCAACTTCATTGGTGTCATCGTTGGCCAGTTGAGTTTGAGATCCACTTTGTCTTATGTAAGTTCCTGTGGCTACTACAATCTGAGAACCATTTGTAGAAGCCACTTGGTTGGCAGGCACGGCCAATGATATTCTAGGATAGTCAGCAGCTGAGGCGTCACTACGTTCAAATAAATCGCTGACACTGACATTGTTGCTGTTGTTGAAAGTGATTACTGGTGAGGCAGCTGTAGATCCTGTAAAATGATTTCCTACATCATAGAAAATATTTTGTGCTGATGCATTTAAATTAGAATAAGATCCGAATACAATGCCTTCAACATAAATGTTGTTAAACACATTATTAGTCATGCGTATGCCAGTGGGTGAAGCAAATACCGGAGCACTGGTTCCTAACAGCACACCTTGATACAGTGTATCAAATACGGAGTTTGAAACAATAACGCCGCTGACTTCTTCACTGGTGTTGAATGCGTAAACTGTTCCATTGAACAGGCATCCATCAAACACTATTTGTTCGCATGAATAAGCAGCAGTTGTATTAAACTCTACGCACATTGTGGCATTGGCATTTGTGGTTAGATTGGCTGTGGTCATAGGACCATTGAATCCTACATTCTGAAAACGGCAATTGGTTGCTTGTCCAAGTAAAAATACGCTGACTTCGTCATCGACTGTTTGGAATCCAAGATTGGTAATAGTGATATGTTGCGGTGGTATTGTTCCACCAGAGCCAATGTTAGCGCCTGTCTGTTGCAAGCTGTCAGCTGTTTGTGCTGCATACGAAGCACCCGAGGCCAATGAAATTATAGAATTGTCCAGGCCTTCGCCATACAAGGTGGCAAATGGAGGAATATTAATTGTGCCAGTTACTTTGTATACTCCAGCAGGAAAAAATAAGCTACGACGGATTTGTGGATTGGTATCTCTGCAATACAATTGGTATAGGGCACGATTAATTGCTGCTGTGCAATCAGTGGAACCGTCACCTACTGCACCAAAATCCAATACACTGGCAAATTGATCAAGCCACGACTGCAAACTTAAATCAATTGGCGTACCAGCAGTGGGACCAGTTTGCACTGTGTAACCAGCGGCCAGTCCTTTGTAAGTGTAGGTTGTAGAAAAATTTAAAATATCACTGAATTCTGTTAAAATCTCAGTGTTACCAATAATTGGGGCGCCTTCTTCTAGGGTACCATTACCAATGTAAAGTTGACGTGTATCAGTGCTCCAACCAAACTCCGCACCGGCTAGTTGTGGTAGATTTTCTGCTAAACCTTTACGGTTTGTAATTTGGGATATTTGAACAATGGCCAATTTAGTCTTCCTTGAATTCTATTCAGTATTTAGCTGTTTAGGCTAGTAGGTAATACTGCTCTAAACGGCGCCACCATTGATCTGTCCAGTAGTCAAAATCCTCGGGTTTCAATATAAATTCTTGGTAAACAGGACGGGCAAGTGGGTTACCCATGTCATCTACCGGGGGTTTAACACACATCAGCACAACACCTTTGCGTATGTTGGTTCCATAGACTTCATTGTGCGCTAGAGCGTAGGCTACCAGTTGTAATTTATAGTCGGTGATCCAAGATTCTTGCTTGGGCTTGTTGGTTTGTTTAAAGTCCAGAATGCTTTCATCTTTTTGATGTATGCCCACACAGTCGGTGGTTCCAGCATACAGCTTGGGGAAATACAAAGGAATCTCTACACCCCAGAACTCATCAACGTTTTTAAGTCCGTCTTCAATCACAGTTTGTGCCATAGCGTGGCTTGCCCAACCAAACGGATTTGTTCCACGCTCTTTTAGTTCATTATTTTTTACATAATGTTCTAGGTAGGTGTGCATACGTGTTCCGCGATTGGCGGCTTCTGTGGTAATTTGTTGTGCTTTGGCATGTCCTACATTCTTGCGCCATTGCTCTAATGCGGCTCGTGATTCTGCTGGTTTTGTTTTGTCTAGGATAGTTGTTACACTAGGAACTCGGCCGCCATCTGGGGTAGAATACAGGCGTTTGCCTTCTTCTGTGGTTCGAGATAGTTCGTGATAATTGAATTTTGGATTATACATTGATTTGTTCTACCTGGATTCCTGATCGTTCCAGAAACGTAATACCGCTGGTATCCCGATAAGCGTTCCTATATAGAACACTGCTAATACCACTTTGGTAGATAAGTTTGGCACAGTCCAAACATGGAGCATGGGTAATAAACATAGTAGCACCCATACCAGATTCGTTAGATTTAGCCAACTTGGCAATTGCGTTTGTTTCAGCATGAAGCACCTCTGATCGTGTTACCAATGACGTTTGTTTTGTCTGTGGATCTTTATCTTCATATTCGCAGTTGTTATCCCAACCTGCTGGCATACCATTGTAGCCGATACTGATGATCCTATCATCCTTGACCACAATAGCACCAACGTGTAGTCTACGAGCATGGCTAAGTTCCGCAAATGTTTCTGCGGTTTTTATGTATGCTTGTTTAAGTTTGTCTTTCAAATTCTAAAACTTTCTCCGCATCCACAACGGTCTCGTTCAAGGGGGTTATTAAATTCAAAGCCTTCGTTAAGGCCGTGCCGCACATAGTCTACTTCAACACCATTTAGGTATGCTGAGCTTTTGGGATCAATTACCACAACAAAGCCAGCCTGTTCAATTGTGATATCTTCAGAATTAATGTTGTCAACATATTCCAACACATAAGCAAGTCCACTGCAACCTGTGGTTCTTACACCAAGGCGAATGCCTACACCTTGACCGCGGCGAGTCAAGTTAGATTTAATTTTTTTAGAAGCAATCTCAGTAACAGATATCATCAGTGTTTCTTACGATAGTCTTCAATTGCGGCTTTTATAGCATCTTCTGCAAGTATGCTACAATGTATTTTAACCGGTGGTAAGGCAAGTTCTCCAGCAATATCCGAATTCTTAATCGTTCCTGCTTCGTCAAGCGTTTTTCCTTTGACCCACTCGGTGACAAGACTTGAACTGGCGATTGCTGATCCACATCCGTATGTTTTAAATTTGGCATCAGTTATTACTCCTTCAGTATTTACTTTGATTTGAAGTTTCATAACGTCACCACAGGCAGGTGCGCCGACCATACCGGTTCCCACTGAATCGTCACCTTTATCAAACGACCCCACATTGCGGGGGTTTTCGTAGTGATCTATTACTTTTTCGCTGTAAGCCATTTAATTAAACACTCCATAAGTTATGCACCATAGTTCTAAACTTAATTTATATAAAAAATAAGTTAAGATAGGACTAGTAATTAAAATTATTAAATATTCTTTTGTCATTTTTGTATTGTAGCATATTGAACATGTATTTACAACCTTTTTGAATAGATTATACGACTGGTTCTAGAGTGTATTGTTTTCGAGCTTCTTTTTTACTCACTGCAAATAACCTATTTTTATATTCTAAACTTTCTGGGCAAAATTTACACATGGTCAACTGCTCGTCGATAGTAGCCAAAAATTCCGCACCACGTTCTGGGTACTCATACGGCGATAACGGTCGGTAGGAATTTAAAATAGATCGATCTTCATCTGAAATATCAAATCCGTGTTGTTGATCAAACTCTGGAAACAACGCGGCTGGACCGCATTTATACAACCGGCCTTTGATCATGTGATAGTTTTTGTGTATACGAAATCCGCAACTGTTGTGTGCCACATGAGGTCTACTGTTGTGTAGTGTAAACTTGCCTGTGACATCTCGTTGAATAGCACTGTCGTAAAAATCATATTGTATCCACAGCGGAATAGCAACCTTGTTTTCGTCTATCCATGTAATGTCAGACCCAAACTCGTTACGAGGATCGTTTTTTTCTAATTTTGTAATTGTGCCTTGAAGAAACTTGTGAACTTCGGCCTCAAACTCATCAATGGTGTTAGGATTGTGCCAACTGATACCCATCCAATTACCATTGACCTGCAAGGCTTTGTAAAGTCCGTTTACATTGTTTAGGCGTGTGCCGTTTGACAGTATCTGCACATTTCTTTTGAAAATACGATTGATTCCATAGACCCAATCAAGTATGTCTGGGTTAAGTAACGGTTCTCCTCCAAGTATTACTATCCGGTCAACATCAACATATTCAGCCCATTTTTCATAGTCGGCTTCATAGTCACTCCAACGTTGCCAACCAGCAAATGAATAGTTATTGAAACGGTTACAACCTTCGCAGGTTAAATTGCAGACATTAGTTATGTAGAACTCAAGTTTTGAGAATAGGTGTTTTTTCATAGTATAGGAGGCACCACCCAATGATTAAGTGATGTTTGATATTTACGACTAATGTGTTTACTGGCGACGTTTTAATGCCGCTTTGGCATTGCTGTCTACTACTGCTCTGGCTTGATCTACACTCATACCAGTTTCGGCTTCGGTATTGCCTTTAAAACGAACTACACCAGTGTTGGGTTCCAGTGGTTCTAATATATTGCTCAGGGGTTCTTGACTGATCAAATCACCCAGATTGTCTGCGGTAACGTTAACACCTAAACTTTTGGCTGCATCAATAAAGGCCTGTTGACTAATTTGTTTTGCGGCGGCTTCGTCCTGGCTACGTCCAAGCAAAAACTGGCTTAATGCAGCCAGTCGTTGTGTGTTAGGATCTGCAACTTCACGGATTAACATTATCTACGTTCGCGACCTAGGCCAGCAGGTTCAACGTTGGCATCCATTTCAGCATCAATGTCTTCTTCGCCATCGGGTGTAGGAAGTTCAGCATCGATATTGATTTCTTCTTGACCTGGAGCCACGCCCATATCATCGCCGGGAACTTGCGGTGCTTGTCCGGTAACTACGCCGAGTGCAGCTTCTAATTGTTGTTTAGCACCACTTAGGTTTTGTAACAGTCCGCTTAATGCAGCACTGGCATCACCGTTGAATTGAGTAGCTTGGTCAACACCAACTTCGTTCTTGATTTGATCAATCAATGCAGGTAAATCTTTAAACTGCATGGCACTGACTTGTTCACTCATCTTTTGAACTTGATCAACCATGTCTTGTGCAGCCAACACAACTTGGGCTTGCTGAATTTCACTAGCTTCGCGCAAACGACGAGCACGGCGACCTTCTGCCATTGGATTGTTTGCTTGTTGTAAAATTTGATTTTTTTGTTGTGTTAGCTCTTGAATTTGTTTTGTAATTGCAGCGGCTTGATCTTGTGCCTGTTTTTTCCTTGCGGCCATGTCCATTGCCATGCTGGCTGGATTTGCTGCTGGGGCGGCGCCCGGTGCTGTTGCAGCGGCGGCCAAGGCCTGTTCCATCATAACCAATTTTAAATATGCAGGATCACGCTCACTGCTGTGAAAAGCTGTGGTTCTACGATGTTCAGCAATTAGCTTGCGAACACTCTTAAGCATGTTATGTGCTTGGCTTTTTGAAACAGTGTTAAAATTAACACGGTCACCAAAATAGCTTTCAAAAACCTTAGCGGCTTGTTGTTTCGGATTGGCTACGGCCAGTTCTTGCAGTTTCATTATGGAATCCTCGTTGTTGAATATATTTAGCCCAGTTTACGTATTTGGTTAACTGATTTTCCAGCACTTTTTTCTGTATAATTTTGCTTTCTAACTTGGTTAAAATAATCTCTCGTAAATCAGGGTCTTGGCTACGATCACCGATTGCAGCTCTAGTATGAATGTCGTTTTTAAGTGCAGTTAGCTTATTATCAGTTCTTAGTATTTCACGGGATGTATTGTAATCACGATTTTTATCGGCAATGCACCAGCTGAGTGCTGTGCGTGTGCTACTGAAAACTCCTACGTCTGTGATACCACAAAACACTTGATAACCACGTGATTTGGGCTGTATTTTATAGTGCTCAAATACTTCGTAACCATCCTCACTTTGCCAGATTAAATTGGGTGCGATACTTTTAAATTCCTGGCGGAACATGCGTTCAAACTCTTGGTCAGATTTCATTTTAAAACGTAGTGTGATATAAGATAAATGGTTGAAGCAAATAAAAATCCAATAATGCCAACTCCCCACGAAATTAATCGATCGTTATTTTTTTCACTCATTTTGCTTACGCTGGCTTTGACTTCCTGTACCATTTCGCAGAGATGTGCAATATTCACACTCATAGCAGTCATTTTGTCTTCTAACGCATTGTAGCGTTCAGCACACAATTCTACGTGTGCTTCTAGACTTTTCTTTTCGATATCAGTTGGCTCAACCATTTGCAATCTCCATCATGTATTTATGGAAATAGGTGCGAACCAAATATTCTGTCTAGATCCGTCAGTAATTAACACTGTATCAATATCTGGGTCGTTATCAAGCTCACGCAACATAGGCACACCTTCAGCATCAGCACGTAGCACCAACACTGGATCCGATTCAGGACCGTAAATGCCATCTGTTTCAGTTTCAAATTCAAACATCCAACGTGTGCCGGTTTGGTCTGATATAGGGTCAGTCAACCCAAACAACTGAGTGCGTAGACTTAATATTTGTGTAATTGTTTCCCAGTTGCGTTGTTGATTGCGACTGCGATTCCATGAATCTGTATCGTGTATCAATTGTCCGGCACTGTCACGAAATGGCATTCTGCTCTGTTTGCAATGCCCAGTTACTCCGGTGGCTGTGATATCAAACAAAGTTTGACAAGCAAATTTCATTCAGTCTTCCTGCTCAATTCGTAGAGTATTTCTACTTGTTCGCACAAATGATTAAGTTCGCTGTTGTCTCTGCGGGCTTGAAAAATTTCTACCCAACGTTTTGAACTTTCCAAGTCTTTGAGCTCTTGTTGCAATTTAGGATCTTGCCAGTGTAATTCTCGTTTGGTAGAACCGGAATTTCTAGCATAGACTGTCCTGCCACCGTCGGGGCTTTCAAACACTGTCAATTCTGTTATTTTGCTAACCATCATAGTAGAGTATTTAAGTTATTATTGCAAGACCTGTATTAAAGTCAACAAAAAAGCACCCGAAGGTGCTTTTTAATTACGCTTGGTCTACAAACTTTTTGAGTTCTTCAGCCTCGCTGACAATATCCGCAGTTGACGGAAAATCAGGTAAGGTTGGGAACGGAAGTTGGCCGCGATTGGCATCAGTCAGTTTGGAATGATATTCATCGCAAAGTCGGCTACGTCTTTCGTGAACTGGCGTTTGAAGTATTTCTCTGGCCAAATGTAAAAGTTCGAGACGGATCTCGTAAGGTGTTTTGCTCATGTTTTTCTCCTGTGTATGTGTGTGTCGTTCAAGTCCTGCCCTATGCAGAACAAGATTGCTACACGAGCAAAATTACTTATGCTTAGAAAATTCAGTCAATAAAAAACCTGCCGAAGCAGGTTTTTATTCAATCAACTGTGTTGATTAGGTTGACAATTTGAAACCAGCGTTTGTAGCTGAGTCTAATTGGTAACCAGTAGCTGTGATGTTTGCAGCAGCCAAGAATACAGCGGCGTTAGCAAATGCACCTGTTGGGAAAACACCAAAACTCAATACTGTGCCATCAACTTGATACATAGCAACTGTGCTTGTTTGTTGAATTGCTTGAATAACGTTAGACACGTATTCGTTTACACCTTGTTGTGATACAACTGTGGTGTTGGCAACTGCACGGAAAAAGTCCAATTTTGGACCAGCAAAGTTAACAGGTTGTCCTGCTGTGGATGCTGATGGGCTAACTGGGCCATTCAATACGTCTGTTGCAAATACTGGTTGGGCATCACCCGAACTGATAGTAATATAAGCCATTTTTAAATCTCCTTAGTGTATGGACTGTGAAGTCCTACTTTTATTTATACCTTTTGGCAAAAATCAGGAGTTAGCGGCCAATTCCGGGTTGTTTATTTGACGATTTGCCGCGGTGAATCCGCCAGCAAGACGATTCACAGCCTTGGCCATACCGGCTCCTGTGGCCATTACCCACCCCTCTTGTCCAGGATGTTGTAGATCCAACTGATTTAAAATATCCATCTTGATGTCGTGTAGTAATCCCCAGGCTGTAAATGCCGCGGCCATACCAGCCAAGTTGCTACGTGGACTTTGTAAATATTCTACAATGTTTTTGAATTTTTTGGGCGTAACACGTTGTTGCAACCAAGGTCCAAAATCTGCCAACAAGTTATCAAATCCAACACCCACTCTACTGTTGATATAGTCTATGCATAACTTGGGCAAGTCAGTGATTTGTAGCGCACGAAGTTCAGCAGGATTAAACAATTGATCAATGGCGGCACCTTGACTAGTGTAAACTGTTCTAAGTTGCTGTGTCAATTCTTTGTTTGGTCGCACATTTTCTTTGGCATACACTGGCTCTAACAATAGTAGTCCGGGCACTGTTTTAAATTTAACATTGCCAATGGGCTCTTTGGCGGCCCCAGGTTCAGCATATCTAGTGTGCATGGCAATGCCAACATCGCTGGCACCAATACGTTTGCCCACATCGCTGTTGGCTGGAATTTTGTATTCTATGGTGTTGGGTGTAAACACATAGTTGCCAGCTTGTAACGGCGGAGTGTCCATATACAACAAATCGCCTTGCACAAAGCCTTTATAGTTTGGTGGCACCGCGGCATCTAACATGCTCCATAGTCGATTGTAAATTGGCGCAAGATCTTGAACACGAGTAGCTGGTTTTCCTAACGCAGCTGCATCGGCATCTCTAGCGGCCAAATGTTGTGTAACCTGTTTGGGACTTGTAAACAGGCCATTGTAACCCTTGGCTGTAAATCCAGACACATCGGTCAATATAAATGTTCCGTTGGCATCGCGACCAAATATCAGTGCTGGTTTGCCGTCCCACTTGACTGTGGTGGTC